CTGCTTTTGCCTATTTCCATAACCCATTCATCATTACTTTTAGAAACATGAGTTATACATTGTTTTAGCAAATAAGCTTCTGGCTTTGCTGCTATATCCTCAATTTTTTTAAAAATCATTTTTGATTGACGAAACGACCTCGATAATATTCCCGTTTCAACCCCTTGATTTAAAATCGCATCTAACACAGCATAAATTCCAGTCGTATAACTTTTACTCATTCCTCGCGACCAGACACCTAAAAAATAATCAGACTCTAACATGCTTTTAATAGCCATGTGCTGAAATGGAAACAATTGAACTCCCGTAATAAGATCTGTCGTAAAAGTCGTATTATTTCTTAAAAATTGATAAAACAATAATTTAGCCTCTTTTTCTTCTAAAAAGCCTTTTTTATTTAGCAACTCTTCATTACTTATAAATTCTTTTTTTCTTAAAATTTGATTACCTGTTTCCCAGCTCATTGTCTAAATAATATTGAATATCTACATTCCATAAAAAATTACCAAAGTAAAGTAATCTAGGAATTAGTTCTAAAGATTTTTCTCTGCTACCTGTAAAAATAAATTGCACATTTCTAGGATATTTATGAGTCAAATTCCTCATGTTATGAAAAACATATTCTAAATTTGTTTTTCTTTTAAATCTTTTATGATTATATTTAATTTTTTCTATAGTTGTTTCAGTAACAACAAATAAATAACTTTCTAAAGAAACAGCTTTTTCTATTTCCCGTTCAAATCTTGACACCCCTCCCGCTAAAGTGCCTAAAAAATCCGCTTCGCTTTTTCTATCGATATAAGTATAAGTATATTCTCCTTCACTCATTAAATAATCCCCAACAAATAATTTTTCTTTTTTAGATTTTTTAAATGGTAAAGGATCTTGCTCTCTAGTATCTATAAGAATTTCAAATTCTGAAATTTTTTCACTATAGAAATTTTTAGGAATAGGTTTATTGAATAAAGGTTCTTTACCTATTTCTTTACAAGCTTTTGTATAAGATTCAAAATATTTCTTAAAAACATGTATAGGCGGCAAACCTAAAGTTTTTATTTCTGTATGAAACGGAGCGTATTTATAATTTTTATTTTCTATTCGATTTTTTAAAAGCTCTAAAGATTTTTGTTTTACAATATTTTCATCAGCTACATTTACCCACTCTAAAAGCTCTTGCTCATCTAAAAATTCTTTTTCAAAATATTCTAATTTATTAGTAAAAGGTATTTGTTTTTTATAATGAATTGAATAACGAGGATAGTATTTACAATAATATTCAGCTTGATAAATCCCATGCTTTTTTAAATGCGCATGAAAAGACCTATCAGACGAAAAACTTTCTCCACATATTTTGCATTTATTCATATTGCATCTTCTTTGGAAACACCTAAAATTCTAGCTTTCCAAGAAGACATGTTTTCAAATTTTTCGGCTTCATCTTGAACAGCTTGCTTTTGCATTTCAGCTATCTGTATCATCATTGTTCTTTCTTTTTCATCTTGAAAAAGTTCTACAAGATTTAAAATAGAAGCATTTTTTTGGTTGTGACGTTCCACCCTTTTAGCTCTTTCACCATTTAATTTCTGAATACTTTGATCTATTCTTTTAGCGCATTGGTTATATTCTTCACTAATAGTTTTTAAAATTTCAGTTAAACGAATTGTTAAATCATTTTGCTCTTGTGTTTCATTAAACATGTCGTTCACTTTATTCTTTTTTATATCTATCTGTCTTAAATTTATATAGTCCATACAAACATTTATATATAAATTAATTTCATCAATTGTTAAGTCTGGTTTATCCCAAATAGCTCGAACAAATTCCGCTTCAAACAAATCCTTATCTTGAGCGCTCATATAAGCGTCATAATTTCCAACAAAACGTGGGCTGGCCAAATAAACCAATAAACGTTCTAAATACTTTCTATGTTGCAAAGATAGTTTATCTTCGTTTAAATTCTGGCCGACTAATTTATTTACTTTATTTAAAACTGTTTTTATAGACCTAGGAACAGAATATTTTTGATTAACCCCAGATTCGGATTCATTTAAAAACTGAGGGTATTTTTCTTTAATAAACTTATGCACAGCTCTATATTCTGAGGTCACATGTATATTTAAATTTTCCTGTCCCTGAAATTTTTGATTAAATAGTAATTCAGTTATTTGCTTGGGGCTCATGCTTGATTCTATATTTTGATCTATAAAAGTTTTTTGAGCATCGGTTAAAATTTCTTTTACATGAGAGAACCTTTGCTTCTTTTTCTTTTTTATAAAACCTGTTTCCACTAAATAAGCTCTGACTTCTTTAGCTTCTTTACTCCTACCTGTTAAACCTTCTTTTTTATGGAGAAGGTTTGTTATAACTATATAGTCGCTTAAACCTTCTTCTATTTTGTTATTTATAAATAGTTTTTGATCTTCTGATAACATAACTAACCTGAAAATAAATCATTATCTGTAATTATTTTTTTAGCTTTTAAATATAACATTTTTTTCAAATTCTTAATTTGTTTATACCCTGCCTTCCTACCTTTTTCGCTAGTTTTAAACCTTAAAATTTTGGCCACCTCTTCATCTGATAAATTATCGATGAAAAATAATTTATAAACTAAAAACTGTTTACTATTTAATGTATCCTTCATTAACTTATGCATCCTTTTTTCAGCCTCTACATAATCTTTTTCAACAGCTGACTCAAAACTCATATGATAATGTTTATGATTTTCTAAGCTAACAGTCATTTTTATATCATAAGCAGGTTTTTTTAATTTCTCCCATTTAGCGTATAAAGGACATTCATTACATTGAACTTTGCTAGGGGTAAAACCACAAGAATCCTCGTACACGACTTCAATACCTTTGCTAGTATTAAAAGGACAAGATAAACAAGGTTTAGCAATTGACGTATAATTGTTTCGAATTATATTTCTTATTTGATTTGTGGCTATTCTATTTACCCAAGGCTCTATTGGACGAGCTTGATCCCATAAATGCCACTTTTTATATATATGAAGCTTTATTATTTGCTCTATGTCATCAAAATCAAACCAAGCAATAGCTTTCAATCTCCATTTGGATTTTCTTTTTTTTATGACTTCATCAATTTTTTCATACATTTCTTCGAAAGTCTTTTTTTTACGTTTCATCGATATCTTGCATCCCCCTAGGAGCACATTCCTTTAAAGACTCCGAAAGATATTCTTCTTGCGTCATTTTTTTGACTTTTATAGAACTTCTATCTAACTTATCTTCCTCGTTTACAGGAGCAGATTTAAAAAGATCCTCTCCCTTGAAAACATTATTTCCACCCTCATGCACTTCATAAGATAATTTCCTAGGCCTAGTAAAAGAATTTGGCTCCTCTTGAATTTCAATATTTTGAACAGTACGCTTAGGAGTACTAAAAGAAGATAAAGGAGAACCACAAGAGGAACAGAACTTAGAACCTACAGTGTGCTTAGAGCCGCATTGAGAACAAAATATATTACTCATTGATATATTATATGCGTATTTTATTATTTATCTAATTTCTTAAATACATTCACTATATATTTTAATATTTCACTTCTCACAATATCTTCCTCTTCAAATTCAAAACAATGAATCCCCTTATCTTGGCTTTCTTTCGTCTTAAATAAATCGTATATTTTTGTAAAACCAGATTTACCACCAATATCCGATTGCATAGAATCACCGCAAATAAACATTTTGGTCCCTTCACCTATTCGCGTCAGAAGGGTCACAAGTTCCTTTGTCGAGTAGTTTTGAGCTTCATCAGCTATAATCACCTTATTATTCCATGTAGCGCCTCTGAGAAAGTTTACAGGAAAAGCCTCAATGTAACCTTGATCTTCTAAATACTTAGATTGAGTAACTGGAAGAAGTTCGTCTAATTTATCATATAAAGGCATCATAAATGGATTAAATTTTTCATCTACAGTTCCGGGCAGAGACCCCAGACCTCTTTCTCCTGCTTCCGCAATAGTTCTAATATATTTTATTTCATATTTTGGATTTGCATTTAATAAATGCAAGGCACAGTAAACTGATAAAAATGTTTTTGATGAACCTGCTACGCCATTAATAAAAATTATTTTTGTATCATAATTGAAGGCTAACTCTACTAAAGTTTTTTGCCTATCAGTTAAATCAAATTTTTTAATTTGTAATTTAACTTGTCTAAATACGTTATCGTCTAAAACTTCCTTTATTGTCCCTTTTGGTTGCCTACGTTTTTTTGTTGACATATTATAAAATATATTACACTATATGTATATGATTTTCCATTGTCTTAGCGTTCCTTACACAGCTACAGATAAACAAACTTCCTTGTGCGCTTTTGTTCAAAAAGTTTATAAATTCTGCGAAATAATGACTAAAAAAGGTCATACTGTTTATCATTATGGGCATAAAGATTCTAAAGTTTTATGCACTGAACATATAACGGTTACAGATAATACAATTTTAAAAAAAAGCTACAAAGATTTAAATTCTTGGAAAACACAAGGCTTTGATCAAAATGTTGAAAATGAAGCTGTAAAAATATTCAATAAAAATTGCATTAAAGAACTAAATAAAAAATTAAAGTCAAAAAATGAATTTATATTATGCTGGTTTGGTTTCGCTCATTATGAGTGTGTGAAAAATTTCACTGATAAAGCTATAATTGTAGAGCCAAGTATAGGTTATGATTCAATGTTTGCGCGTGTAAAAATTTTTGAAACTTACGCTCAAATGCACAAACTGCATGGTGCAGCAAAATCAAATATACAATTTAACAATGAATTTGTTGTACCACCCGGATTCAAAAAAGAAGATTTTATATTTAAAAAACAAAAATCAAATACAGGTTTATTTCTAGGCAGAATAACAGAAATGAAAGGGGCTAAAGCTACATATGACATGTGTAATAACACAAAACAAGAAATTCATTTTGCAGGGCCTAATATATTAAAACTTAAAGATACTAAATATTGTAAATTTTTAGGTTTTGTAGACCCAGAAGAAAGAAAAAAATTGTTAAGCGATGCTAAATTTTTATTAGCCCCTAGCTTTTTTACAGAGCCTTGTAATTGGACCGTTATAGAAGCTCAATTTTCTGGCACACCAACTATAACAACAGACTTTGGAGGTTTTACAGAAACAGTTAAACAAGGTTATACTGGTTTTAGATGTTCTACTTATCAACAATTTAGTTTTGCTTTGAATAATATTGATAAAGAAATAAACCCAGAAGATTGTTTGAAAAACGCTTTGCATAATTATACTATAGAATTACAAAGTAAAAGATACGAAATGATTTTTAAATCTTTTATTTACAGCAACTAACTTCGCACCAATCCCAAAAAGTTTTTTCTGAATTATAATAATTGTAAAGGATTTCTGGAACGTTTGCTAAATTACAATATTTTAAAGCTCTTGGCCAAAATTCTTTATCGTGAGCTCTACAATTAAAGGTGTTATAAAAACCAACTTCCAAATAAACTTCTGGCTTAAAAACGCAAGATCCATGACACATATGAACAAGGCCTTTTTCAATTACTTTTTTTATCTCTTCATGAAATTCACTATAATTCATTTTACACCATCGTGATGTTTTACTATTTATATACTTTACTCCTGAACCGCAAATATCAACTTCTGGATGTTTTAACATGTAAGCAATTTGTTTTTCCATTTTATCTTTAGTCCATGTATCATCGCTATCTAAATGAGCTATATAATCAACATCGTCATCTTTGAAAATTTCTATTAAAGCTAAATTAGTTGCTGCTGGAATATTTCCCTTATAAGGACAATACAAATTTTTAATAAAATTAAAATGCTTTGTAACCTCTCTTAAATTTTCGGTAGAACAATTATTAACTAAATAAACTTTATAAGTGTTTTCATTTTTTGCAAAAAAAGTTTGATCTCTTATAGAACTTAAAGCTCTAGCTAAAAGCTCTTTCCTGTTATAGACAGGCATAACTACTGCTATTTTCATATATTTCTAAATATATTTTTTATAAGACTTTTCTTCAATAAGCTCAGAATTAGTTTGAAAATTTATTTGTTTTTTTATTTCTGAGCGTTCATCATTTGTGTAATAAACCGCACGGGCCAGATCAACAAATTCATCATCAAATTGTTTATGTTTTTCTTTTAACCTAATAGCGTCTTCTATATTCCACAACTTTAAATTAATATCGCTTAATTCCCTATACAAATCATAAGGAAAAAGATTATCATCTTCATGAAAAATCTGCATAGAAGCTATTTTTAAATTTTTATGTTCTTTAATAATATTATCTTTTTTGACAGAATCATCTATAAAACGCATTTTCAATTCCAAAATCGATAACTTATCTAAAATTTCTCCATTTGAAACCTCTATCTTCATAAATAATTATTTTGTATAAGATTATCTATCTTTTCTTTCACCGCTGAAAAAGATATTTTCTGGGTGCATTCAAAATTTTTCTTTCGTGGACACCAAAGCCAATTAGAGCTGTCAAATG